ACGGCGATCCCTGTCGCCGATGTCGAGGCGGCTTTGGACAGGGCGGCACAGTCCATTGACATGGCGACCCGGTACCAGATCCGAGAACTGGCACGATGGCCGGACTTCACGCAGAACCAGATCAAGATGGCAAATTGCGCAGAAGCCGATCATCAGCACCAGTTCGGCGACGCAGAGGATATGCTGGACATGGCCGGAGGCTACTCCATCGGTGACGTGTCTGTGTCAAAGGGCGGTGCCAAATCGGGCAAGGGTGCGGTAGCGGAACATTTTAGTCTGTCGAAAAAGGCGATGATGTTCTTGCTTCCAACCGGGCTGTTAGATCGGCGTTTACGGTGAGCGGCATGAAACTTCCCTACTTCAAGCAGTTGTGGGATGTGATTGACGCCACCATCACGCTTTATGGCGGTCTGGGCGAAGACGGCGGTGTGGAAACCGTTGGGTCGTGGACGGGCAAGGTCAACCTGTCGGAGAAGGTTAGGCGTGTGCAGGACGGGAACGGTCAGTGGATTGCGTTGTCGGGCGTTCTACACATCGAGGGGGATGTCCTCCCCGGCGTGCAGTTCGATAACGGAGAGGTCGATATCGGTGGCATTGTTCATCGGATCGTGTCCTATTCACGGCCACGGAACCCGGACGGGTCTGTCAACCACACGAGGATTGAGATGGCATGATCAGGTTCGATGTGCAGTTCAAGCCAAACCCCGACTGGGAGCGGCAGTTTGCCGACAAGCAGGTGACGGCACTGGAACAGACAGCGGCGGCGCTTTACAGCGACCTGGTACTGTCACAGACCGTGCCGTTTGACACCGGAACCTTGCAGAATGTGCTGACGTACCCCGATTACACGGCGGCCAAAGACGGGATTATCCGCCTGGTCAGTACCGGGCCTTACGCCAGACGGTTGTATTATCACCCGGAATACAATTTCCGGACAGACAAGAACCCGTTTGCGGGCGGGCGCTGGTTCGACCCGTACATGGCCGGACACGCCAAAGGCGACTTTGTTGCTAAGACTTTTGCAGAAATGATCGCAGAACTCATATGAGAAGTGTGATCGGTTGCCGGAAAAGTGATGGAAAGCTGACAGATGACTGATAGGTGGCTGACATGATTAAGACAAGCGACGTGCTGACATGGCTAAAAACCAAGTTCCCGTCCGGCGTGACGTGGGGCGTGGGTGCGATTGACAAGACCAAAGAGGGTGTCATCGGCATTTACACACGTCAGCACGGGTTGTTACAGCCAAAGACGGTCGGGTATCCGTCCACTTACGGCATCAAGTCGATCACGCTGTTGGTTCACTGGAGCAAGACCTTCACGCCGTGTGAAGAAAAGGCACTGGAAGTTTATGAAATGCTAAATGCGTGTCACACGCAAGAACAAATAGGGGGCAAGTCATGCTGGATTGAAGCGCGATTATTGCCCGTTGTCATCGGAAAAGACGCAAACGGCATCTTTGAGGCTGTCGTCGACTTCGATATTTACGTGAGAAAGGATTAAGAATATGGCAGTTTATCCTGTATTTGATCTTGAGTTCCTGATCTCTGACGGGAAGGTATCACCGCACAGTCCGTCGGTGGATGCCTTTATGCCTGTCAAGGAGATGGAAACATTTGAAGTGGCGATTGACGGCACGGTTGTCGATTGGTCGCCAATGGAACAAAAAGGCTGGGTCCGGCGTTTGATGACCGGAAAGAGTTTCAGCATCAGTCTGGCAGGGAAACGTCAGACCGGCGATCCCGGCAACGATTACGTCGCCGGATTGGCACTGAAAACCGGCAACGATTGTTCGACCACAGCGGCGGTTAAGTTCCCTGACGGGGCGTTGCTCGTGTTTGATACCGTGGTTGATGTGTCAAGGCATTTTGGCGGTGCTTCAACCGATGTATCCGGGCTGGACTTCGACCTGTTGTCAGACGGCAAGCCGACCTATTACGAAGCGTCCGGTGATGTGACGTACAGAACCTTCACCCTGACCCAAAAGAACGGAGCGGCGGGGTCTGCTGATACCGACGCCATCGAAATCAAGTTTGATGGTGCGGTGACGGGCTTGCTGGAAGAGAACATCTTCATCACGTCCGGTTCCGGTTCGGCGGCCAAAGATGGGCTGTCGGGCGCAACCGACACGTGGACGCTGGGGATTGCGGCGCCACAGCAGGGCGACATCTACATCGTCATTAAGGGCGTGGACGGTTACCGCTTTACCAGCGTACCAACCAAAGTCACGATCTTTGCGTCCTGACGGGCGTGAACGCAAATAAGCGGCGGTGTCGCAAGAAGATGCCGCCGCAAAGAACACGGCCATGAAAGGAGATTAAAAAATGGCGCACATCATTGACATTACGTCCAAACTGGAGGCGGCCAAACCGATCATCAAGATTGGTGACAAAGAATACGAAGTCAATGACGACAAAAACGTCGTCCTGAAAATGCAACAGGGGTTGTTGTCCGAGGACGAAGACAGCTTTAACCAGATGGTTGCGGCGTTGGAAGCCTTGTTCGGCAAGGACAAGCTGAAGGAGATTGAGCAGGACAATCCGGGCATCACGAAGCGGGTCAGCCTGATTCAGGTTTTGTTCAAGTCAATCCTTGCGGCGGTCGAGGGTGTATCGTATGAGGTCGTCGAGGCTCGGTTTCGGACAGATGGCGGCTAAACAGTCAGCGGACGGGTACGATCTGTTTGAGGACTACGGGCTGATTGAAGCGTCTTTTGCCCAGCAGTACGGGATCCGGTTGCGGCATGAAAAGGATATGCCGTACTCGGAGTTCACGACATTGTTAGCAGGGCTGGACCACGAAACGCCGTTAGGGCGAATGGTCCAGATCCGGACGGAAGACGACAAAGACCAGCTCAAGGCGTTCACGCCGGAAATGCGGAAGATCCGCCGGGACTGGCAAGCGAAAGTGGCCAAGAAGATGGCCGCACAGAACCCGAACTGGGTCAGAGAACAACTGGGCGGGCTACAAGCGGCGTTTAAGGCGGCTTACGGGTCGAAGGACGACTGACAGACTAAACAGAAAAGGCGGTGGCAGACATGCCAGAAACAGAAGCCGGTACTGTCTATTTAGGCGTAAAGCTGGACGACCAGCAGTTCAAGCGCCAGATGGCGACACTCGCCAATGAAGCACAGCGGATCATGCAAAAGGCCGTGTCGGGCGGCACGTTCCAGCTTGACACGTCGGCCATTGAGAAGTCGATCAACAACGTTGCCCGGTCGGTGGATACGCTGGGCGATAATCTCATGTCCACCTTTTCCAAGTCAATGGAAAAGGGCGCTGTAGAGGGCATGAAACAGACGGCACGTGTCGTCAATTCCGCAACCTTTCCCAAGATCAAGATCGAGTTTTCCGAGGCACGGTTGAAGGAGCAGATCGACCTGATGGGTCAGCGTTGGCAAGCATTAGACGCTCAACGTGTAGCACAGGCACAAAAGGTGGCACGCTTGCAAGAGATGGCACGATACGGGCTGGCAGGCACGCCGGACGCACAAAAAGCCAACGAAGAACTTGCACGTGCGAGGTTGAAGTTAGCCGATATCAAGATGGCGGCGGCACAGGCGGATGCCCAAGTCTTTGCGTTGGAGCAACAGCTTGAACGGATGGGTCGGGCGGGTCAGGAAGCACCACAGAAAACCAACACCGCATTTCAACAGATGCAATCCAGCGCACAAAGAGCAGGGTTCAACGTGTCGGGCGCAATGTCACGGATGGCAGATAGCTCAAAGTCAGCGTTCACGCGGTTCAAAGCCGGGGCAAGGTCGTTCATTGATCGCCTGAAAGATATGGTACGCCACCTCAATATCTTCCGTCGTTCGTCCGGGTCGGCCTTTGGGAGCATGAACCCGTTGATGCGGTTCGGGCTGATGGCGATGGGGATACGATCGATCTATATGCTGATTAGACGGCTCGTGAACGTCGCCAGAGAAGGCTTTGAGGAAATGGGGAAACAGTTTGACGGCTTTCAGGGCAAACTGACCCGACTAAAAGACAGTCTGGGCACACTGAAAGCGTCCTTTTCCGGCATGTTGGCACCAGCATTTGAGGCATTATTGCCGATGATTGAAACGGTCGTCAATCGGCTGGTGGCGGCCTTTAACACTATCGGCATTTTTATGGCTCGGATTTTTGGCCAGTCAACGTATAAGATGGTCACGGGCTATAATTCAGCCGTTTCCGCTGGTGCTGGTGCGGCAAGCGCAAGTGACGAGGCGCACAAGAAACTATACCGGACGCTTGCCAGTTTTGATGAACTTGAAATCTTAAAAGGCCGGGATGCCGTTACGCCGGTTGGCGGTGGCGGTGGTGGAGGCGCAACCGCAGGATCGCCCATCTACAAAGAAATCGCTATTGAACCGTTTGGAGGCACGTTTGATCTGGCTGAGGTTATCAACAAATGGATTGATGGACTTGATATTGCGGCGTTAGGCAAACAATTATCCGACAAGTTTATTGCGGCCACCGACTGGCTGATCAAAACCATTGGCAAAATCAAATGGTTCAAGCTGGGCGAGAAGATCGGGGAAGGGTGGAATGCGGTTGACTGGGCGGGCGTGGTTTATGGCCTGTTCCAGACGATTGCGAGTGCACTGGGCGCATTGGTCGACCTGTTAGCCGGGTTCTTGACAAAAACGGACTGGATTGCGTTTGGTGAAGGCATCTATAAAGGACTTGCGAGGGTTGATTGGGTTGGGCTGATTATCAAGATAGCCCGATTGATTGGAGCGGCGTTTGGCGCATTACTGGGCACATTGTTTGGCTTGTTAAAGGGCGCATGGAACAGCGTCAAACATATCTGGGAAAACTACTTTTTTGAGAATGGCCAGTTGACTTTCAAGAGTTTCTTCAATGGCATGAATAGTCTTTTGGGCAAAGGGTCGGTCACGCTAATCAACATTGCGGTCGCATTGGTCGCAGGATTGCTTGACGCATTAGGATTAAAGAACGCCGCCAATATGGTCAGGAGCGCAGGAGAGGAAACAGGCAAACAATTCAGTCAAGGGTTCATGAAGGGCATCTTCTACCTGTTCGAGGAAATTGTCACTTTCCTGCAAACCGGCTTCAACTGGTTACTGGATAGTCCAGATTCACCGATCAACCGCTTGTTCGGTCCGGGTCCGCACGAACCATTAGCGCTAACGCCGACCTACATTCCCGGTCCGCCACCGACACCGCGGATCTCTCCATCAACCCCTGTCCGTTATCCGACTACGCCAACGACACCGCCGCCCACATCCGGGTCAGGAGGAAAGGCAACGGGCGCAATGATGGCCGCCGGTGGTTACGTCACACAGCCGACGTTGGCGATGGTCGGGGAGCAATCCAAGAAAGAAGTCGTCCTGCCGTTGGAACGTAACACGGAATGGGCAAGATTACTGGCCAATGAATTAAGAGGCGCAGGTGCAAGCGGCGGCGACATCCACATCACGCAACCGATTTATCTGGGCACCGACCAACTTATCGGCGTGATCGAAACTGTGGTCGACCGTGAAGGCCGACTGAGAAACAAACCAGTCTTTGCGTAAGGAGGACTGACTTATGGCAAACGCA